AATCGCTTGCGTCAGTTCCCCAGAAGAACACCCAGCAAAGGTAAGGGAAACGCTGGCTACTTTATCTACCCAACCCTTCGTAAGATTCAGCCTGAATTGATCAAGAAATGGCAAGAAGCATTTTCCAAGATATTGAAAGAGTGGGATAAGTAATGGCTGGCAGTAGAACACTTAAGCTATCGATTCTTGCTGATGTCGCTGACCTCAAGAAAAATCTTGATACTGGCTCTAAAGAGGTTGAAGGCTTTGGCGGTAAGTTAGAAAAATTTGGCAAGGTTGCAGCAGCCGCCTTTGCAGCAGCAGCCGCAGCAGCGGCAGCCTATGCAGTCAAGCTAGCCGTTGATGGCGTTAAAGCAGCCATTGAAGATGAGGCTGCACAACTTCGCTTAGCCAATGCTCTTAAGAATGTTACTGGCGCAACCCAAGCTCAGATTTCAGCAGTCGAGGAGCAAATACTTAAGACCTCACTAGCTACTGGCGTTGCTGATGACCAATTGCGTCCAGCGCTTCAGCGCCTAGCAACTGCAACAGGATCAGTAACTAAGTCGCAAGATTTATTGACCCTAGCTTTAGATATTTCAGCTGCTACTGGTAAGAGCGTTGAGACTGTATCCAATGCCCTAGGTAAAGCCTATGAAGGCAATACAAGCTCTTTAAGCCGTTTAGGTGTTGGCTTATCAACCGCCGAAATAAAGACCCTTGGATTAGAAGGCACAGTTAAGCAATTAGCAAATACCTTTGGTGGAGCAGCTACAGTTCAAGCCAATACTTTTGAAGGTCAAATAGCAAGACTTAAAGTCGGCTTTGATGAAGCCAAGGAATCAGTAGGAGCTGCTTTATTGCCTACCCTTCAAAGACTTTTGGATTATTTTATAAACACAGTTATTCCAAAGTTTATTGAGTTCAAAGACGCAGCACTAAAGCCAGTTACTGATGCAATTGCTAGAAATAAAGATTCTCTAACTATTCTTTATAACTTTATTAAAGACTTTGTAGTTCCAGTTTTAATAAATAACCTTGGTGGAGCACTTGGATTTATTGGTAAAGTCGCAGGTGGAATTCTTGATGTAATTGGCGCAGTAGTTAATGGAATTAAGAGCGCAGTTAATTTTGCCATTGATGCAATAAATGTTCTTATTCGCGCTTATAATGCCGTTCCACTTTTGCCTAATGTATCTACTATTTCTAAACCATCATTCTCAGCGCCTAGCACTCCAAGCAGCTCAACACTTCCAAAGATTGCTACTGCACCAAGCCCAAGCGTCCCTTCAGCTCCTAAGCCATCCACTACTCCGAGCGCTCCATCGGCTTCAACTCCAAGCGCCCCATCCACACTAGTGCCGAGTGGTAATGCAATTCCTTCTGGATTCAATGTTGCTGGCACAGTTGCAGCTAATCAGCAAGGCAATGTCGTAATCAATGTTAATGCTCCATCCGCTATTGATGAAGAAGGATTTACCAGAGCAGTCATCTTGGCGCTAAACAATTCTACTAATCGCGGAACTACTGGCGCTGGCGATTTGAGAACCTCAGCCCAAATCCTATGACCCTTTGGACTCCCGATTGGAAGATTTTAGTCAATGGCGATGAATTAACTTCAGTAACTTTAAGCAACCTAACTATTACCTCTGGCCGTCAAGATATTAACTCACCTACTCCAGCAGGGTATTGCTCGCTAGAGGTAATAAATACCGATGGCACTAATTATGATTTTAGTATTAACACCGCAGTAACTATTGAAGTCAAAGATACGACTGGCGCTTATGTTTCTATCTTTGGCGGTCGCATTTCAGACTTAAGACAAATAGTCAGAAGCGCAGGATCTAGCGCGGTAATTACTAGCCTTAGAATTACGGCCATTGGAGCTTTGGCTAGAACGCAGAGAGCAATATTTAATGGCAACTTAGCCCAAGGTTTGGACGGCGCGCAGATTACCGACTTACTAGATGAACTATTGCTTTCGAGTTGGAATGAATTGCCACCAGCCGAAACTTGGGCAACTTACAATGCTACAGAAACTTGGGCAGAAGCTGGCGATATTGGACTTGGCGAAATTGACGCTGGCGAATATACGATGGTCAGCCGTCAGATTACCGATAGCATCATTTACCCAATTATCAATCAAATTGCTAGCTCGGCCCTTGGTTATATGTATGAAGATGCTAATGGCAATATTAACTACGCGGATGCCAGCCATCGCCAAGATTATTTAATAGACAACGGCTACACAGACTTAGACGCTTCTCACGCCATCGCTTCTGGCATTGGCATAATCCAGCGTCAAGGCGATTTAAGCAATAAAATAATTATGGACTATGGCAACAATTTTAATAGCTCCTATACGGCTCAAGATTTAGACTCTCAAGCCGAATATGGGTTATTTGCCGAACAATTTAACAGCTATCTAAAAAACGCGGCGGATGTCGAGGATGTAGCAGATCGCTTAATTGGTCTAAGGGCTTGGCCCAGAAATACTTTCCAATCGATTACCTTTGCGCTGCAGTCCCCCGAGATTGATAACGCAGATCGAGATGCCTTGCTCAATATCTTTATGGGTCAGCCAGTGAGAATTACTAACCTGCCCCTTAATATCCTAGGTGGGGAATTTACTGGCTTTATTGAGGGCTGGACTTTCAACGCTTCCGTCTCTGGCCTCTCAGTTACCTTCTTAGCTACCCCAACAGAGTTCTCGGCCTTTGCCCAACAATGGGCTCAAGTCAATGCAGCAGAAAGCTGGAATAGTGTTCTCAATACGCTAGAATGGCAAGACGCGATAGGAGTTATTAGTTAATGGCCAATACAACGAATTACAACTGGGAGACTCCAGACGATACAGATTTAGTCAAGGATGGCGCAGCTGCCATAAGAACCCTTGGCAGCTCAATCGATACAACCACCAAGGCGCTAAATCCTGAAACAACGCTTGGAGATATTGCTTATCGCTCAGCGACCAGCAACACAAACACTAGATTAGCTATTGGCTCAGCAGGGCAAGTTTTAACAGTCGCAGCTGGAGTTCCAAGCTGGGCAACGCCAACAACAGGTGACATTGAAGGTGTAACCGCAGGAACTGGTATTAGCGGCGGTGGCACTAGCGGCACAGTAACTATTACTAACTCTATGGCAACCGCTATTGATGCCAAGGGCGACCTTGTGGTGGGAACAGGCGCAGATACTTTTAGCCGACTAGCAGTCGGCACAAACACCTACATTCTTACAGCGGATTCTGCGGAAGCAACAGGCTTAAAGTGGGCTGCGCCTGCTAGTGGTTCTACCTTTGCTGGATGCGGTCTAACTAAATCTGCAGCGCAAGCGGTAGCCAATGCAACAACAGTATTTTTGACTTTTGATACCGAAGAATTTGATTCTGATGCTTACCACAGCACTTCAAGTAATACAAGCCGAATTACAATTCCAAGCGGTAAAGGCGGCAAATATTTATTTGTGTTGAATGTAAATTTTGCAGGTAACGCAACTGGTCAAAGGCTTTTGATGTTATATAAAAATGGCGCAGTTCATAAATACTCAACCTCTATAGGTTCTGCTGCTGGTTATTCTTTCCGCGTAACAACTTCAGTAATAGCTAGCGCTGTTGCTACTGATTATTTTGAGTTTGCTGTTTATCAAGATTCAGGAGTGAGTTTAGATGTTAATGGTGGGGCAACGGAAACAACTTTCTCAACAACTTATTTAGGAGCATAAATGAATCTATATGAAATAATTACAAATGCTTATCCTGAATTAGATGTTGCAGCGTTTGACCCTTCAACTGGAATTATCAGCCTAAGAGATGACTCAGACGGACAAGGCGCATATATTGCTAAGTGGGATTATTCCAAGCCGATCCCTGAAGGGTTAAGCCTAGGTAAGCCCTAAGCACAATCCCTCAAGATAATGCCTAAACTATGTGCAGCAGGAATTCAACTTCGGGAGCAAATCGATGACGATTATCCTGATCGCGATAGGAAGTCTGACGGCTGGATTGCTGACGCTCGCCACCTTGCTAAAGGCAGTTCTGACCATATACCAGTCGATGGAATCGTTAGAGCTTTAGATATTGATGCTGATTTATCAGCTCACAAAGAAGAGGCTTACGCGCTAGTTGAAAAAATTCGCAAGTTAGCCAAGAAGGGCGATAAGCGAATTAAATACATAATCTACGATGGAAAGATTATGAGTCCGATACTTGGATGGAAGCGCAGAACTTACAGAGGCTCCAATCCTCACCGGTCGCATTTCCATATTTCATTTACAACTTTGGGAGACAAAGATGGCAGTTTTTTCAACCTCGAAGGAGAAGCTAATGAGCGACTTAAAGAAAATGGCAGAGAGCTGGGCCAAGACATTCCTAGCAACGGCACTAGCGACCTATCTAGCAGTCGGCCTAGATGTCGATGCAATTGCCAATGCAGCTCTCGTATCAGTCTTGCCTAGCATCATCAATTGGCTAAACCCTAACTACGAGCGCTACGGCAGAGTCAAGTAATGCCAGCACC